CACCAAGCTTGGATTGATGGCGCTTTCGGTCTGAAAACGGTCTACGAGAACTTTAAGAGCACACCTCCAACGGGCGAACCTTGGGCGCGTGTAACCTTCGCGCCAGCTCAACCGATTCCTACAGGCTTGGGCGATACTGGAGAAGATGAAGTTGTGGGCTTATATATCGTCGACCTCAATTACCCTTTAGGCGAGGGCAACAAGCGAGCGCTCGAAGCTTACGAGGCGATTCGCGTTTACTTTAAAGCCGGGAGGAAGTTTACAAACGGCACAACTACGGCGGCAATCATCAGCGCGGGGCGTTTACCTGCTCAGATTGTTGACCAAAACTACAGGATAACCGTTCAAATCGAATTCGAGGCTCGAATATCTAGAGCATAAACAGGAGACAAAATACAATGGCTAACAGCAGCAGACATTCAATCTATTACGATGCAGAATCAACATACGGGACAACGGAAGCTAGCCCTGTTTTTACGCCAATACGCCATACAGGCGTAACTCTAGGCACACAGAAAAGCGGCATTATTAGTGAAGAGCTAAGAAGCGACCGAGGTATAACTGACTTGCGCCACGGCAATAAAAACGTTGCTGGCGATGTATCCACGGAACTTAGCTATGACTCGCACAACGATCTATTAGAGGCGGGTCTAGGCGGTACATGGGCAACCTCAGCCGTTACCATTACCGCAACCACTATTAGCGCGACAGCTTCAGGAAACACGGTTGACGATTCAGGCTCTGGTTTTGGTTCGTTCGCAACTGGCGACATGGTAACAATTAGCGGCTTTACCGGAGAAACCACAAATAACGGCATAGCGAGAGTAACGGCGGCAAGCGCTTCTTCTCTTACGCTCGATGGGCTTACGCTAACAGATGATGCAGCAGGCGAAAGCGTTACCATTACTGTAATGGATCGCCTCTTGACCGGAACGACCCGAAGAAGCTTTTCAGTTCTTAGAGATTTTTCTGAGCTTACGAATGGGCGATACCAGCTACACGCCGGAAGCGAAGTAAACACCGTTGCGCTTTCAGCAGGGCTTGACGCGATTGTTACAACTACTTTCGGGTTCATTGCCAAAGGCCAGACATCAAGCGCATCTGAGCCATCAGGGGCAACCTATGGAGCGACAGGCACCACAGAACCTTTCGTTTCATTCGATGGATGCTTAACCGAAGGAGGAATAGAATCCGCGATTGTTACGGCATTTGATTTTACCTTGGACAACGGGCTAGAGCCGAAATTCAATCTTTGTTCAGATGAGCAGGCGCAACCCGGCATTGGCAGAACCAACATTACCGGAAACATTACCGCTTATTTCGATAACGATACGCTACTAAACAAGTTCCTTAATGAGACTGAAAGCAGCTTGCTTATGTCAGTTACAGATGCGGCAGGGAACACTTTCGGCGCGTACATGCCAAAGGTTAAATACACAGGCGGCCAGCCTGACATTAGCAACGAGGCGAACAGCACCATAGCGTTGCCGTTCCAAGCATTGCACGACACGAGCGTCACAGGGAAAGAGGCGTCTTTGATTCTCTTTAAGCTAGATGCTTAATGTTAATTTATGTCAGATAAAAAAACAGGAAAGATAAGCTACAAGAGCTTGTTTACTCGCAGCGATGCGAATGAAGGAATCAAGGTTGATCTTTATTTGCCTAACGGTGAAAAATCGGGGTTTTGGCTTAGGATACTAGGCAAGAACTCCGACACCTACAGGAAGGGATCAACCGCGTTGACAAGGCTTGGGATGAAGTTAGGCGACGTTTCAGAGGATGAGCTTTCAAAAGCCTTTAATGAAGCAACCGTTAAGATTCTAGCCGATTGCCTTATTGAATGGAATCTTGAAGACGAAGAGGGGAAACCGCTTGAACTTACCGACAAGAACAAGCTGGAACTCTTCGAAGAAGCTCCACAAATCAAGGATCAAGTCGACCGGGTAATTTCTTCGCAAACGCTTTTCTGTAAAAAAAAATAGATGGGTTGATACAACATGTTCAGGATAGATTCAAACTTGACCAACCGATTAAGGGCGATTCTAGCGGCCAGACCCATAGGCAAGTTCTTGAGCATATTAGAGACAAAACTGGAAAGGTTCCTCACGAATTGGCAAGCGAGGAGCCTTTGCCGAAAGAGGCGGGATACCTCTTACAGTGGTATTATCAAATCGCGCCTAGTGAGGCTTTATCATACATGGAGATCAAGGCATGGGCAGAACTTACGCAAACGGAAATAGAGCCGTTTGAGGTGGAAGCTCTCATGGAAATTGACAGGCAAAGACGAATAGCCAACTACAACGCAAGACAGGATTAAAAAATGGCAGTTACCGCAGAGTTAGAAATAAAGGTTGTATCCGATCAAGTCTTGAAGGCAGAGGCGCGACTGGATCGCTTAGAGAAGCAGTCAAAGAAGACAGAGAAGGCGACAGGAGGGCTTGCGAAAGGTTTTGGTGTTGCTGCGGTTGCGGTTGCTGGACTTACGGCGGCAACGGCGGCTTTGTGGTCTACCTTCAACAACATTCGCAGCGCTCAAAAGCTCAATGCGATGCTTAAAACTGCAACTGGCTCAATTGAGGGCGCGGAAATCGCGATGGCAGAGTTGGGAGCCACAGCCGCGCAGATGCCAAACACGCTAGAGGAGATCGCCAATTCCTTTATAAAGCTTAAAAATCTAGGACTGGACCCAAGCGAAGAGGCTTTACTCTCATATGGCAACACAGCCGCAGCGATGGGCAAGAGCTTAGACCAATTTATTGAAGCCGTTGCAGATGCTACTACGAACGAGTTTGAGCGTCTGAAAGAGTTTGGAATCAAGTCAAAGCAAGAGGGCGAAAACGTAAAGTTTACCTTTCAGGGCGTCACGACTACAGTAAGAAAGAGCGCTGCCGATATTGAAGGTTATTTACAGAACTTGGGTAATGTTCAGTTTGCTGGAGCGATGGCTGAACAGATGGCGACTATTAACGGCCAACTTTCGCAGCTTTCGGATTCATGGCTTAAATTTACAGCAGCGCTTGGGGAATCAGGATTAGGCGATTTGATTGCAAAAATCATAGCATCCCCAAGAGGTGTAATTGATGCAGCGACTCTTAAGTTACAAGAGGCGAAGCTTGACCTAGAAAAAGCGACAGTTGCCGATATAACGACAATTAAAGCTCTGATAAAACGAAATCAGGAAGCGGCAAGACCAGAGGGAGGGAGAGCTTTGGGGCAATTTGAGGCAGTTACCGCAGCCGCAGGACTCCAGCAAAACAAGCTACTTGAGGAAAAGCTCCAAGAGTTACAATTAGACAAAGAACTCCTAGACCTAGAGAAGAAGCTTACCGAAGAGGTAGAAAGACAAACAGAAGGAAGGGAACGCCTTAAGGCATTCAAGGATCAAAACGAGTTTATAGCTGGGTTAACAGAGATTCAGCAGCAAGAAAAGATTACTATTGATCTGCTTAATGAGCAATTCGAGATAGAGCAGCGCTTAAAGGAGGGTAAGTTTAAAAACATCGAGCTAGAAATTGAAATGCTCGAAAAGCTCCAGAAGAAGACCGAAGAATCTATAAAAAAAGAGGAAGCTCTTAGAGCAGCGGCCAACAAGAAAAAGGTTGAAGACGGCGCGAACCTTGCGAGGGATCTTGCATCTATCGCAGGAATCGAGGGAGAGAAAGCCTTTAGAGTGAATCAAGGAATTGCCATTGCAGAAGCCATAATGAAGGGAGCGTTGGCGGTTCAAACGGCGCTTGCTACAGGTGGACCATTCCCGGCTAATTTAGGGGCGGCGGCATTGGTTACAGCTCAAACGGCGGCAAATGTCGCGACAATCAAAAGCCAATCAGCGGGAAGCTTTGAGCAAGGCGGCTTTATCGGCGGCAACTCTTTTACAGGCGACAACCTTAGCGCCAACGTAAACAGCGGTGAAGCGGTTCTTAATGCATCACAGCAGCGTAATTTCATGCGCATGGCCAACGGTGGCGGCGGCATGGGTGAAATGAAGGTTATAATCAACAACAACGCACCAAATACGAGGGTTTCAGCGGTACAGCAAAGCGATGGAACTTTAGGAATCGAAGTTGTTGAAGCAGCGGTTGGAGTAGTTGCGGAACAATTATCAAGTGGTAACGGCCCAGTCGCTTTAGGAGCGGCTCAAGCATTCAAAAGGGAGCGGGTATAATGGGCGTTCAAGTTTGGCCAAGCGTTTTACCGATACCCTCGCAGGCTTACAGCGTTGACCCTGAGCCAGTGGTGACGCGCCGGGTTATGGACTCAGGCCGATCAAGGCAGCTTCCAAGCTCAACGGTAAAGATTCACTTTGTACAGGTAGCTTGGGAATTTACTGACATGCAGATGGAGCTTTTCACTGGGTTTTACAATGTCGCTTTGCGTTCTGGGACTTATCAATTCAGTATGGATCTTGCGATAGGAGGAGGAGCTTGTTTGCCTCAACGGTGCAAGTTTACAGGCGATTACAAAGTAAATAATTCCGGTTCTCTAAACTGGAAGGTTTCAGCTCAACTTGAAATCTTGTCAAATGACGGCTTTGGTGGTATAAATGAAGCAGGTGTTACATCCCACGTAATAGACTTTTCAAAAGCAATAACAGAACCTTCACCGATTGTTTCAGGTTCGAAAGTCGATCTTGGATTATCAACTTTAGAAAGCGATTCGACCTAATGTCAGCAACTTACGACCCAATTACCGGAAGAATAACTCTTAGCGGGGCAACTACAACTTGGAGCAGGACAAAGAGTCTTTTACCAACACCTCCAACCGGCACAACTTGTGCAATTTATGTAATGCGCTTTTGGAACGATGGGTTTTTATCCGACGCTCTCACTGGCGCGACGGGGCTTTCACACGATGCCGCGCAACACATTGGGTTTTCTTTCAATTCATCCCATCCAAACGGACCAACAGCAGAGGGAACCGGAACGGGCGCGGGAACTTTTAGGGATGTCTACAGGGATTTTTTTGGGCTCGGCCAATTGCCCAACGTTTCAGGCAGTATAGACGATGCTTTATTGACCAGCGACGATACCGATGCTCAGCGTGACGATTATTCGATATTTTCAACTAGTTCAGCTTTTACCTCGGTACGGCAAGGGGTTCATTTCGGCAACGGCGATACAAACGCTCTTGATGTTACGATGGGATCGACGACGAGTAAATCTCTTTTTCGTTTGCCTTTCACGATGCCGGTCAACGAGACGTTTGGACTCGCAACAACTTACGTTTGGCAAGTTTACTCAGGCGAATCAAACGAGAGTGTTTATATGCGAAGCTGGGTAAACACTGATACAATAGATCTTTCAACTTTCAATTTATCGACAGATCTTGACCCAACGACACCACAGACCGCAATACCCGTTTCAAATTCTTGGGATACTGGAATTGAGGAAATCAACACAAGTGCGCAGACAGGAACCAATTGGAGGCCATCAAGTGGCGTTATGGGTTTCCCTACGCATTTTATGGCTCGCTATGCCGCAGACGAGTACGGATTGATAATTGATTATTTAGGCGTTCAATACTCTGATATCTGGAATCTATAATGGCGACGAAATACTTCCCAACTTCTTTACCCAATCCAAGCGTATCCTACAGCTTCGAAGTATCAAGCGACAAGATACGGACAAAGGAAAGGACGGCGCGCTACAATAACCGACAGCGCTCAGATGTTCGTATTTATACCGTTTCCGTCGATTGGCAATTTATTGACTCTCAGATGGAGATATTTCGTTTATGGTTTAGAGATGACCTTTCAGAAGGTAGCGAGATTTTCGACATTGATTTATTTTTCGGCGATGGGGTCAAAACCAATGAGGCAAAGTTTATCAAGGGTAGCTATAACTACAGCTACAGCGAAAACCTTAACTGGAACGTTTCCGCAGCCCTTGAAGTTTGGGATGCCGATGTTGTAGACGTTCTTAGCGATTATTACACTACGATGATGGCCCAGCTTTCAGCGTTACAGCTTCCCTTGAGTATGGCATTTCTGGAGACATTCAAGCCTCTTACCCTTTCAGCATCAAAACTCAATCTTTCAAACGCAACCTTAGAAACTGGGTCTAGCTAATATGCCAGCAATTATAAATTCATCGAATCAAATTGAGTTACAGGGTTCCGATTCCGGTTGGAGTCGCGCTAAAATCGCAATGCCAGCAGCGCCTTCAGGGACAACTAACGCAATCTACGTTTTGCGGTATTGGGTTGATTCGCATACGAGCGACACTATCAAGATTGATACGCCATCTTTTGACCCTGCACAGCATTGCGGGTTTAGTTTCACATCTAGCCATCCTGCAAATATAACAGCATCAGGGGCGGGGACTTCACCGGGAGATTTTAGATACGAATATAAAGACTTTTGGCCGACTGGAGGATACCCGGTTTCAGGCTTAACCAATAACTCAATTGAAGCGAGGGACACAGTGACGGCAAAAGAGGATTACGCGCTTGTGGGTAGAGCAACGGCAAGCAATGGTTATTTAGGGACACTTAGCGGCAATGGCGATTTTGAATTCTTGGACGTTCTAACCATCGTTGATAATAAGCCAGATTCTGACATGCCCTTTACCGTTCCGGTCAATCCAACGGTAGGACAAACGGCAACCTTTATTTGGCAGGTATACTCTCACGAATCAAACGAAACGGTTTATTCTAGGTACTGGGTAAACACAGATTCAGTAAACCTTGGAACTTTTGATATAGAGCTAGACCTTGACCCAAGCGACCCATTTACGGCTTTTCCCATTTCAAACTCTTGGAGCAGGGATACAGCTTCTCCGGGTTCAGAGCTAAACACAGACCCAACAACGGGCGGCAATTGGAGGCCATCAAGTGGCGTTATGGGCTTCCCTACTTACTTTATGGCTCGTTATGGAATGGATGACCAGAAATTTGTGGTTGATTACGTAGGAGTACACTACAGCGAAGCAACAGTAACTTAATATGGCTGATTCACAATGGGAAGATGCAGCAAGGGAAGCCTTTGCGAGCGCTAAGAAAAACATTGCTTACTTGGAGGCGATACAAATTACGCATCCAACTGGGGGAGATTTCTATTTCGTCAAAAACAAGACGGCGCTGACATTGACCCTAGAAGATTTGAGCGTAGTAGAGCACGAGCCAATTCCCTTTAAGCTAGATAGGCCAAGCCAAGGCGAGAACGGCGCTCAAGAGCTTTCATTTTCGGTGAGCAACATCGACAGGCGAGTATCCGACTTTATCAGCGCAATAAAGAACTCGCAGGAACCCGCTTTGATTAAATGGCGAGTTTACCTTAGCGACGACCTT